GGTGATGCTGTCGTCGCCCTTACCCACGAACTGACGCGCCGGCGGCGCACCCACACGCGAGCTGCTCGCGTGCCGGTACTCGGTTTGCCGCTGCAGCTCCTGGTAGGCCAAGGTGGAGAGGCTAAAGATAAAACGTCCTAGGGCCATCATCATGGCGGGTTACTCCTTATCCGAAAGACGCGAGCGCAGGCGGGCCGCTTTCTCGCGCTCACGCTGATCGAGCACCGCACCAATTTGCTGGGCTAGATCCTTGGCATTTACACCGGCTCCGACGTTGAGGTGAATGGTGACCGTATCGCCCTGGATAACCATGGGGGCGGCGGCTGCCTGAGCGGCAGGAGGCCGGTCGTCAAAGCTGATCCCAGCCAGAGCGGGAGTCGCTGCTGTACCGACACCAACAGCAACCGCACCGGCCGCAGCCAGTCGCTTGGCAGTGCCAGCCATCTGGGCAAGTGGTCCGTCTTCGTTCTTGGCCAGACCTACCGTAAGGCCCGCCATGGTAAAGCCGCCCAGCTCAGCAAAGACGCGGCTGGGTGAGTGAATGCCCATCTTCTCCTTAAACCAGTCAATGGAGCTGCTGGTTATGTTGCTGATGGTGTCCTTGAGCTTTCCAAATTGCGCAGTCATGCCGTTGACCAGGCCATCGATCAGCATGCCGCCCATGTTGACAAACTGGGCAGGAAGCCCGGCCAGCAAGTTGACCAGACCAGCCAGCCACTGCCCAAAGACCCGGCCCTTCTGGGTCGCGCCTTCAAGTTCTGTGGCAGTAGCCTGGAAGGGTTGGAACAACTGGCTAACCCAACGCCAGGCGGTCCCCATGGCCGCAGAGATGCCCTCCCAGATCGGCTTGAGCGGAGCCAGAGCTGCGCCGATGCCTCCCAGCATAGGCTGAAGCGGGGCCAGACCTTCGGTAAAGCCCTGCCAGAGTCCGGTAAAGAACGCTTTGACTGGTTGCCAGTACTTGATCAGGGCAACCGCTCCCAGGGCCAGTGCAGTGATCAGGAGGCCGATGGGATTGAGTAGCAAGGCACGACTTACGAAAAGCACGGCTTGGCCGACCAGCCGAAGGCCCGCAGCGGCTCCCCCCATCACGGCGGAAGCACCACCACGCAGCAAGCCCATAAGGCCTGTCCAGCTGCCTTTGAGCAGGTTAAGGCTAGTTCCCAGTAGACCATTGGCTCGCACGTAGGCCAGTGTATTGGTGGTAGCCAAGCGCAGACTTTGCGCAACACCAGCTGCATAGCTCCAAGTCATGGCCAGGGCTTGTCGGCTCGCATTTACCACACGACCGCTCAGTATTGCCGCCCAATTTGCTGCGCCGCTGGCTGCCTGGGTAAAGCGACCCGGTAGACTGGCCAGCGTGGCCCCAAAGCCAGACAAGACCGCGCGGCCCCTTGTCCAGACGCCTGGCTCGATAGCGGCTCCTTTCCAGGCAGCCGATACCTTCTGGCCTAAGCCAGCCACACGGGCAGCGCTGCGACTGAACAGGCCCATGGATTGCGCAGCGGCGGGCAGTTCTTTACGGCCAAGGATGCCAAACAGGCCAAGCACGGAAGGCAGGCGGACACCAATCTGAGCCAGCATAAAACGGATAGCGAGACCTGGACCAAGAATACCGGCTAGGCCTAAAGCCAGCGCACCAAACGCTGTTGAGGCGGCGGCTACTCCAGCGGCAACCTTGAGTATCGTGGTCACCAGTTCAGGGTTAGCTTTGGCCCAGGCATTAATCTTTTCCAGGACGCCATTGATCATGTCCATGATCTCGATCAGGGCAGGGCGCAACGTTTTGCCGAGATCAGCCGACAGGTTGAACAGGCGGTTTTGGGACATCATCGCGCGGGCCGACAGCGCATCGCCACGGATGTCACTTTCACGCTGCATCGAGCCATTGCCCTTGGTGCTTTTCGTCAACTCCAACTGCCGGCGATATTCCTCCAGGTTGTTGGCGAGCTTCGAGGCATCATCGCCGTATTCCTTGCCAAAGAGCTGCGTAGCCACCGTCAGCTGCTGCTCCTGCGGTAGTTTCTTGAGCGCATCGAGCACCTTGAGGATGGTTCCGGTCGCGTCCTTGGCCATACTGCTCTGGACTTTCTTGGACTCCATGCCCAGAGCCTTCAAGCCCTCTTTGAACCGCTTGGGCTGCTCGTTGGCAATGGCCAGCTCGCGGATCATGGCGTTAGTCGCGGTTCCGGCTACTTCCGCTGAGGCACCCAAGGTCAGGAAGGTACTGCCCAGCGCAGCCGCGTCCTTGTAGTTCATGCCGACCGAGGCGGTTACACCGGCAATGCGCTGCATTACTTCTATGATGTCGCCTCCCTTGGACTGAGCATTGTCGTCCAGGTAGTTGATCACATCGCCCAGCTGGCTGACGTTCTTGATCGGTATCTTGAATAGGCTGGCGATCCGGGCCAGATTCTCGCCGATCTCATCGGCTGGAATTTCAAACGCGGTAGCGGCGTTAGCGGCTACGTGGGCAAATTCGAGCAGATTGTCCTTGCCCTGGATGCCCATGCGTGCGCCGCCTTCGACCAGGGCTGCGATCTCGGTCGAGGCCATCGGGATGGTCTCGGACATCTTCTTAATGGCCTCGCCCATCTCGTAATAGGTACTGGTGAGCTGGCCGTTATCATCGCGTGCACCTTCGACCTGCTTGGCCACCCCCAGCATCGCATCCTCGAAACTTGAGTAGTTCTTGATAATGCCAATGATCGGCCCACCCAGGGCGGCTCCTGTAGCGGCAGAGCTTGCACCTAACATGGCGGAGCTGCCGGCAAGCTCCTTACCCTCGGCATATGCTGCCCTAACCTTGGCCAGCTTTTCCTGCTTGGCAGCGAGAGCGCCCATGCGTTGCTGTTGGGTCTTGTAGGCCGCATTGGCGGCATCAATGCGGGCCTTGAGTTGGCTTTCGCTTTCAGAGAGGTTGCGGGTGTTTACGCCTGCTTCGCGCAGTTTGGGAATGAGCCGCTGCAGCTCGGCGCGCTGCTCGCCGTGCTTGTTTTTGAGTCGGTCCACCGCCGCGCTGGCATTGATAAAGGTCTTTTGAAAGGCCGCAGACGGAGCGTCCATGGCCTTGAGTTGTTCCTGGTACTGCTTGAGCCGTTGCTGTGCACGAGCGAGTTCTTCACCGGTTTGCCGGACGGCGTCATGCTGCCGGGTATAGCTTGAAATATCGTTTTGCTGGGCGTTCAGGGCCTTGACCTGATCGCGGGCCGCCTTGAGCGCCCTGGCCGTGCTGTTGCTGCCGGCCATGATGCGCTTCATGGGCGCGGTCACTTTGTCGAGTGCCGATAGCAGCACTCGGATTTGTAGGCTATTGGCTGCCATCGGGGCTCACTCGTTGCCGGGCGCGTTCACGCCAATCCATCAGTTCGGCTAGGCCCAACTCATCTAGTTGGGCCGGTTGCCAGTGAAAGGTGATGGCAAGGTCTGCCATCGCATCCTCTACATGCCGGGGGAGAGTTCCTCCTTCAGCGACTTCTTCAGCAAAAAACTGCTGATCTTGGCTCCTACCTGGACCAGGTCGGCCGGATCCATGGCACGGGCCTCGGCTTCGTTGATCGAGGGAATGCTGATACGTGGGACCACCTTGATGATGGCCGCCACGTCCAGGCTCAATAGATCGGAAAGGGATACGCCACGCAGTTCGCCCGCCTTGGGTTTGCGCAGCTTGAGTTCAGTGATCTGCTGCGTGCCGCGGATAATGGGCTCGTCCAGCACGATCATGTTTGGATCTTCAACAACGGCAACCTGATCCAGTGCTTCAGCTGTTGCAGCCGCAATGGCCTGGGTAGTTTGTGCGGTGGTCATGGGGTAGTGCTCCTGCCTATCAGAAAGCCCGCCGAAACGGGCGCATTTGGAATTTAGAAATTTCTAATTGAAAAAAAGGGCTTACATGCCCAGCGCTTTGCGCTGGCCTTCAAGACGATCCACGCCGCCAACCTTCTCGATGAAATTGAGCAGATCGATCTCGATCACGACCTCACCGTCAACGGTGAGCTTGTAGTAGGTGCAGGTGGTAGTGACCTTGTGCTCGGTGTCTTCACCTGAGGCCGCGTCGCCCATCTCGATGGTTTCGTGACGGCCGCGAACCACGACCTCAACGGCTAGATCAGTCCCGGTATCGTCCTGCTGGAAAGCTCCGGCAAAGCGCAGCATTACGCCGCTGGCATTGGTGATGCCGAACTGCTTGAGCACGGTGACGTCCAGGCCACCCAGCGTCCATTCGAGCTGGATGCCATCGTCGCTCATGCCAAAGTCGACCTTAACGGGGCCGTTCATGCCGCCGCCTCGGTAGCTTTCCATCTTGCGGCCAAGCGAGGGCAGGGTGACGCTCTTGGCTTCGCCGAGATAGTTGTAACCCTCGTTAAAGAGGTTCATGTTTTTCAGTTTGCGGGGCAGGGCCATAGCGGCAGCTCTCCTGAGCGCGCCTTTCAGCGCGCTTATGCAAAAGGGTTAGGAATTCACGCGGTCGGCAAAACTCGTCAGGTACGAGTCGGTAATGCGCTGCCGCAGGGTCAGGTCTTCCAGGGGCGGGAC